ACTTTTGATTGGCAAAATTTTAAACCTACAGATGTAACTGGAACCGTGCCAGAGCAACCTGTTACTCAAACGGGATTAACTGCAAAACCAACAATTGCAGATCTTCAGCAAAAACTTGGAATTGCTCCTAATGTTGTCGCACCTGTTGCACCTGTTGCTCCTGTTGCTTCTGTTGCTCCTGTTGCGCCTACTCCTTCTGCTGTAGAAGCGGTAACACCTGCTGTTGATGCTGCCATTACTGCTGATCCAGTTGCTACTCCTGTTGAGAAAGCACAAGCACACGTTAATGCTCCTAAAGTTGCCCCAGAGACTCCTGCTGCTGTCAACAGATACGATGTAACTACGCCTGTAGACGGTGTTACTCCTGTTGCTGAAACTGCTCCAGCAACTACCGTTACTGATAAACAAAACAAAAAGATTAAAGGTGCTGTTGCTCCTACTGGCCCTATTCAAACCGTTAAAACCGGATCTGGCCTTGATGCTTATCTTGGTCAAGGCCCATCTAAAGAACGCATTCCAAGTACATTTAAAACCGCTGCTGAAATTCCTGCTGGATACGTCTTTGTACCAGAAATGGATATTGGTGGTACTAATACTGCTCGCCAGCGTTTGGGGCAAGCAGCTTATACAGAATATGTTAAAGCACAAGGAAAGCCATTTGGAACTGATGCTGAAACGCAAAAATTACTTAAAACTTTGGATGAAAACCGAATTGGCCCAACATTAAATCGTGAACAACGAAAAGCAATTGGCGCGCCCATGCTACCAAATACTACCGGAATAAAAGGAAAACCAGTAGTAGTTGCCGGTATTGCTGGTGCAATGTTTGCTGCTGCTAATGTTGCAAGCGCTCAATCTTTAACAGAAGCAGGTTTGCGCGCTGTTGATGTTGCAACAGATTACATTCCGGTTGTTGGGCAAATCAAACAAGGTTTAACTCCATTTGAAGCTAATGCTGGGGAAGTTGAGCAAATGGCTTATTTGCGCCGCATGCAAGAAGCTAAAGCCCGTGGTGCTGGTAATCGTGGAATGGCTTATGATCCACGTATTCCATACAACCCTCAATTTATGAATGTTGGAATTCCTCCTCCATTCAATCGCTAAAACTATCTGGAAACGCCATGAGTCCTGAAGATCGCGCTATATTAATTTCCGACATTACTGATGCCATTAAAGGTGCATCTGCTCTTACTGATGAGGAGCATCGTTGGGTAAAGATGGCTATCCAAAAAGAAGCTCAATCTATTGAACTGCGCAAAGCAATCATAGAGAAGACCCTTGCCAGCCTTGTCTGGCTGCTTCTAGGTGGCATTGGTACAGCAATTCTTAGTTACGCCACCCAGCACGGCTTTAAACCATAATGGATCCCATTACCCTCTTTGCGACTGCCAAGGCCGCAATAGCAGGGGCGCAGCAGCTCATCAAAATGGGCAAAGACGTCAACGGCATTGTTGGCGACATGATGAAGTTCTTTGATGCCAAAGACCAGATCGCCAAAATAGCAGCAGAGCCTAAAGGGTTTGGTCAATCAGACACTTCAAAGGCATTCCAGACGGTTATGCACCTGAAAGAACTCAACGATGCGGAAACACAACTAAAAGATATGTTGATCTGGTCAGGAAATGCTCCTGTCTGGCAAGCTCTTATCCAAGAACGAAACAACATGGTTTCTAAGCGTAAATCTGAAGAGATTGCACTTACGAAAGCAAAAGAGAAACGCAAAAAAGAGATTGAAGAAATCATTACGATGGCTTTGATTGCTTTACTTGCTGCTCTTGTAATAACATTGGCTGCATGGGGAACCATGACTTACGTTGAAGGAAAATAGTGTGGAAACTTTACTTAATTTGCTGCGAAACATTGCGCCTGCTGTTGCTACTGCCGTGTCTGGCCCTTTGGGTGGTCTTGCTATTAGTGCTATCGCTAACAAATTTGGCGTTGCAGATTCTGTGGAAGCAGTGGCTAAAGCAATTGCAGGTGATCCAGAAGCAGCGTTTAAATTGGCGGAAATAGATCTAAAGCAGTTCCAAGCTGAAAGCGCAGATCGTGATTCTGCTCGTCAACGTGAAGCAGCAGTTGCAGCAGCTGGTGGAAGTCACCTTGCTCAACTGGTAGTTCCAATTCTTGCCCTTGGTACGGTATCACTTACCTTTATTTTTATTGGCATTTTGTTGTTTAAGGTTATTGATACTGCCCAACAACAGCTTGTTATATTTGCACTTGGGTATGCAACAGCAGCAGCACAACAAGTGTTGTCATATTATTTTGGTTCCAGTAAGTCCAGTCAGGACAAAACAGTAGCATTGCAAAAAGGTCTAGGAAAATGAAATCTAATTTTGAAAAAGCTCTTGCCCATATACTTGAATCGGAGGGGGGTTTCGTAAATCATCCTAAAGACCCAGGCGGTATGACGAACCTGGGCTGTACCAAAGCAGTCTGGGAAGAGTTTGTTGGTCATCCTGTCTCTGAAGCAGATATGCGGGCATTGACTCCTGCTTCTGTAGCACCTTTGTACAAGCGGAAATATTGGGACAAAGTAGCTGGAGATGACCTTCCTGCTGGTTTGGACTACGCTGTGTTTGACGCTGCCATCAACAGTGGGCCAGGAAGGGCTGCAAAGTGGCTGCAAGAGGTCGCAGGAGTCCCAGCGGATGGTTCTATTGGTAAACAGACTTTGGCTGCTGTAGACGCTTTTAGCCCTTTGGAGCTAATTGCGCAGTACAACGACAAAAGGCTCCAATTTCTTGAGAGTCTTCCTACTTTTGCCACCTTTGGTAAAGGTTGGTCTAATCGAGTTTCCTCGGTTCAATCAATTGCTTCACAGCAAGCAGCTTAAGCCTTGCTTCTTGGAGATCATCTTCCTGCTCTAGCATCTTGAGATATGCCTCAGTTGCAAAGTCTGCAAGGTTTTTGTTACTCCAGGTTGCAAAGTTTGGTACATCACGCTTAAGTGGCATCTTGCTTCCTTGTTTCTAAACACTCCAAGAGCTTTTCAAGGTAATGCTTGGCCTTGAGAATGTCTTTTATACCATCTTTGTCTTTGTACCGTGCAATGTACTTGATTACATTCCCACGTAGAAAGCCTTCAAACTCCTCCTCGCTCATCCATGATTCCATTGCCGTCCATGGTTGGATGGTTTTTGTAACGTAGTGGGTGTTTCCTATTTGCATAGAGCTGGCTAATTTTTTATTAAGTTCCATTTTTTGGAAAATTTCTTTTGCTTTTTTTGGAAAAAAAAATTCAGTTTCTTTTTGAATTTGTTGATTTTTTACTGGTATCCACATTTCTTTTGGATATTTTGCAAGAGGATCATCATCTATTTCTTTTGATGAAGATGGATAATAAAAATTATCTTCTGGTTTCATTATGTTCAACCTCTATTTTTTCTTCATTGTTATAAAACTTTGCCCATAAAAATGCAATTTCTTTGTTTTTTTTATCTGTCAACGCATGATTGCAAGTTTTTACTATAGTTGGGCCAAGCATCCATCTGGTAAACCAATTTCCATACTCAATAACAAAATATCCTCCATTTGGATTTTTTACTACTTTTGCATTCATTTATTTTCCTTCTGGGTGAGGGCAATCTTCTGGTGGAATAACGACACACCAGTAAGCAGAATACGGTTGATTACGATCTGGTCTATCCCAACGATCAATATAAGTGTCTGGCATCATACGCACAATACCGTAGATGTTTGATGTTGCTACACCCAGGTAATCTGCCATCTGTGGTGCAGTTAATCCATCTGGACTTTCTTGCAACAACTTTCGAATCTTTGTACGGGTATAAGTCACATTGGACATTTCTTATCTTCCTTTTTCATGTTTCGTTTGGGTAGTGGTAGCCAGCCAAGACACCAGTCGCGGTGCCATAGGCCGGTGGTGCAGATGCCGCCACGGGTAAGCAGTAGCAGCTTCGTACTCTCAGGCGCCGGTGGATCGCCAGTGTGGGGGTAGAAGAACTCTTGGCCCCCGGCTAGGTAGCGTTGCTCAGTCATAGTTCCCCCTCAAAGTTCTCAATGTGTGTTTGCAAGTCAACGATGCGGGCAGTTTGGCGCTCCAGCATTGCGTCTTGGTTGGCAATTTCTTTTTTTAATCTTTTATTTTCTTCACACGTTGAGCATGGCTGCGCCAAAGCCAACATCTCTTGCACTTGAGTAGTAGAGGGCCACCAGTCTGCGTGATGTCCGCAAAAGTCTCTGATTGCTTTTTCAGTTGACGTCATTCCTCTGTCTCCACTTGAGGAAAGGTTGAGGATACAAAGCGAAAGGCAGTGTCGCCGTCCTTGAGTAGCACCGTAATCGTCGCGGCTTGTAAGTCTCTGCCGTAGATCAGCATCAGTGCTTCCATGATGCGTTGCATTTCGTTGTTCATA